AGCTCCATCCTGGCGATCTGCTCGGCAGTCATGCCTTCATCGACCATCGGATAGTCAGCCAGCATACCGAATCGGCCAGTGAGCATGACCTCATCTGTTGCGTATTTCGCAACCTGAATGAGCGGCTGGCCAGAGCCGTCAGCATTCTCGCGCATGAACTCCAGGTCATCGGGCAGCTCGATTCGTGGCTCTAGACGGAAAATCGCGCCTTTCAGCCCAGACAATGTGCGCCCGGTGTAATTGGTGTAAATCGCCTTCTCCAACCGGATCGTATGCTGATGATCATCCTCATGGCTGCGTCGCGGGATATATTTGCGGGATTCCTTCACGCTCATGCCGGATGCGGCGTTGCGGGTCAGCTCCCACTTGTCCAGGGCTTTGTCGTATTCGACATGGGTATTGGATACGGGCATGGCAGCCTCACATACTAAAATTGACGGGTATATGCGCCACCGGCTTCTGGATCGGCATCTCGTAGCCGATCGGATAAGTCGCAGCGTCTATAGCGTGATCAAGTCCACTTTTCTTGTCCGGCTCGCCGTTCTTGTCATAAGCCAGCTGCTCGAACGATTCCACCAGGGTCTTGCATTTTTCTGCGTTGCAGTATAGCACACCGCGCTCGAATGCCGCATTAGTCGCCATCACGCGGTCTTTGACTGCCGGGTTAGACTTCTTGGCCCGGATCATGAAACCAGCCTGCTCCAGCAGGGATATGTCCGATGTGCTGGCATTGACGGTCTTGCGGGCACGTCCAGAAGCGTCTGGATAGATATAGATCGGATGGCCAGCGTAGCGGTCCTGGATGATTGAGATCATGTCCGGTGTATCGTACATGTCGATCAGTTCTTCAACGGCATGCCATTCGTCACCATTGCGGCGCACGTAAACAATCGCGCACTGCCTGGTCACGTTGAAGTCGCAGCCAATGAATAGCGACTCGCCTGGCTTGATCGTCTCCCTGCTGTTGTGAGCAGCCCGGTCATAGCTGCCGTACACTGTGCCGAACGTGAGATTGACGAAATTGCCGTCCAGGTAGGCATCGAGCAGGCTTGCCGGATAGATGTCCTGCAGCGATTGGATATATCCCGGCGGTAGATGTGGATTGGAGCGGGTCGGTGCCTGGATGATCTCGTAGCCTTCACGCGGATCGCGCTTCCAGGTGTCATAGACAAAGCGGAATCCTTCTGGCGTAGTGGTCACGCCGATAGAGTTGATGCCGCCTTCCTTCTGCTGCCTGTTCCTGGCTATCACCTGCCGCCAGACGTGGGCAGCGTCATCCTTCTTGAGCGTATCCAGCTCGTCAATATCAGCATCGGCATGCTCGTAGCCGATGATCCTGTTCGGGTTTTCCATGCTGCGGAAAAAGATCACGCCGTAGCCTTCGATGGTGATCTGGTTCAACGGTGACTTCTGCAGCTTGTACGGGATGTCCATCTCGGTCAGCGTCTGCTCAAATCGTGGCCAGGCGATCATGCGGATCAAGTCGTATGTCGGCTCATAGAATCCGCGATTCAGCCCTGGATGGCGTAGGATGCCGAATATAGACCGCAGGATGGCTGCCTCGGTCTTGCCAGCACCGAACCCGGCGACCATTGCCGGGAATCGTGCTGTGCTGGTGATGTATCGGTATTGTGGGAGCGTTGGGCTAATCTGCGCCATCTGGCTTAACGATATTGATGGTGATCGGCTCCCGCTGTTGTGTGGCTTCATCTGTTTCTCGCCAGCCAGCTTGTGTTTTTAGATAGAAGATCTGGGCTGTGACGTTACCGTCCAGGCCAGTTTTGATCAGGGATTGACCCATTCTTGCAATGGCCCTGGCTCGGCCTTTTTGATAGGCATCACTTACCTCAGGCTGCCTGCCTTCCACTTCCCGCAAAGTAGTCTCTGAAATGCCAAAATAATCAGCCATTTGGCGCTTTGATGTGACAGCAGCCAGCGCTTCTACCTGGGCGATTTCTTGCTCGTTGAATACTCTCATTGGCCTGCCGCCGCCGTCTCCCTGATTACCGCGTTTCACGTGGAACTTCCTTCAGTTGACCAATCCCGGCATCTGCAAGATTCCCTTTTCGTCCATTAACAATCATGTCGTTATATGAATCACCGCTGGATTCGAGAATAGCTTGCTTGCCAGAGAAGTCCTGCCATCGATTAATTATCACATCGCAGTATTTTGGGTCGAGTTCCATTAATCTTGCCATTCGGCCATTTTTCTCTGCAGCAATCATTGTCGTTCCAGACCCACCAAAACTATCCAAAACAATATCGCCGCCTTTAGTATTATTCAAAAGGCAGTACTCAAACAAATCAACGGGCTTCATCGTTGGATGCTTTTCGCTTTTTGATGGCCTATTAAATTCCAGGATAGTGGTTTGCTTTCTATCTGACGCCCAGAGATGTCCAGCGCCATCTTTCCAGCCATATAAGCATGGCTCATGCTGCCAATGGTAATCCTGCCTTCCCATTACCATTGATTGTTTTTTCCATATCAAACATTGTCGAACCTGCCAAGCAGTATCTTTTGCTGCGCCTCTAAAATTGTATCCTTCTGAATCGGCATGCCAAATATAGAATACGGCACCTGGCTTCATGACCGAATCTGCCGCAACATAGCAATCGCGCAGGAATTGCCGAAATTGGCCGTCGCCCATTGAGTCATTTTTTATTGTTAGCGCATCCTTTGTTTTGCCCTCGTAAGCGACATTATATGGTGGGTCAGTGAGCCACATATCCACAGATTGACCGCACAATTCTTCTATCTGATCGATGCTAGTGCTGTCACCACACATCAGACGATGATTCCCCATAACCCAGACATCTCCGGGCCTGGTTATAGGATCGTCTGGCACATCGGGAACCTCATCCTCATCGGTCAAACCATCGACTGTTTCCGGTTCCAGGAGCTTGGCGAGCTCGTCTGAATCGAATCCGAGCAGTTCAAGATCGAAATCTGATTCCTGGAGTGCGGTGAGTTCCGTCGATAATATCTCCGTGTCCCATCCAGCATTTAGAGCCAGGCGATTATCCGCAATGACATAAGCCTTTTTCTGGGCCTCTGTCAAATGCTTTGCCTGTACCACTGGAAGATGGGTTTTGCCCAGTTTACGGGCAGCCAATACGCGGCCATGCCCAGCAATTATGCCGTTGTCGCCGTCCACGATGATTGGATTGAGAAAGCCGAACTCCGATATGCTGGCAGCAATCTGCGCCACTTGAGCATCGGAATGAGTGCGAGAATTGAGAGCGTACGGTATTAGATCGTCTATTGAGACAATCGAGTGCTCTATTGCGTCTTGTGCCATCTGTACCCCGTACATCTGAACAGCCGCCCCAAGCAGCTGATGCAGGGATTATATCACAGATGGAACTTTGCCTGCCAAGTAGTCGGTGTGGTCAGTCACAAAGCCCTTCTCCTTGGCCTTCCGATGCTCGCAAGCCCGGTGCATAGCCAGTATCTTCTCTTCCAGGCTATATGCGTTCCAGGCGATCACGTCTTTGTAGTACCGATTGCATCCTACGCACCAGATGGAGCCGACTGTGGTGGTGGAGCAAATACCCACGCACGGATTGTTCACTTTCAGACTTTCGGCAGCGGGCAGTTTGTCGGGAAATGCTTGTACTTGTTCACGCATATCTCTACCTCGAACCCATGTTTCTCAGTGAGTTTAGCGCAGTATAAACGATTCGGATTAATTTTGTCTCGTATTTGGTGAATACACTGATTGCAATTTTCCAGGATGTTCAGTTCGCTTTCTTGTCTCATACAAATGCCTTGATTATTTCTGCCGCGACTTGCGGGACAATGGCGTTACCCGCTCCGCGCAGTATGCCCACTCGATTGGATATCCCATTAGCCAAAGGGAAAAGCGCGGGTTCAGTTGGGATGGCTCGGAATTTTCCGTCTTTGCATTGCACTGCCTGACAGCGCCCCCAAGTGTTGTGCCATTGGTCTTGCTGTACTGGCCCGCCATCTGAGCGTTGTCCTGAGTTGTTACTGTCGGCCAGAGAGTCGTTGCCTGCGTATTCAGCCCGCCGCTCCGCTTCCCGTCCAATTCTCTCGTTCCATTGGTGTCCGATGTCGTTGGAGTCAGCCATATTGAGCCAACCATCATTGAAAGTTCGATTGATTTTTTCTTCTCTATCCGCCTCTGAATTGCTGGACTGTCGTAATGCCCCCGGTCTCTGTTGTCGCTTGATAATGGTGTCGGCCATTTCGACACCTCTTCCATCAGATGAACACAGTGCGCCATCTTGTCGGATCTCCCGCTGTTCACTACGCTCGGAGCCGCCCCATCCTTGCCGTCCCGAGCCGCTGGCGTGGGCCACGATCCAGAGCCTATCCCTTTTGTGGAGAGCGCCGACACCTGAAGCTGGCAGTACCGCCGCTGCGCAGGCGTAGCCTTCAGCTTCCAAATCTTCTTGAAGGGAATCAAGCCAGCCGTGCCTGATAGCGGAGCTAACTTGCTCTCCAAATATGATTGAAGGTCTGCACTCTCTGACAAGATTGAACCAGACGGGCCAGAGGTGTCGCTCGTCATCTGTTCCTTTCTGCTTTCCTGCGACCGAGAATGGCTGACAGGGCGGTGATCCTGTCCACATTGGTCTGTCATCTCTCCATCCAGCAAGTCTAGCTGCATATGCCCAACCTCCTATTCCGGCGAAAAAATGGCATTGTTTATATCCCTTCAGATCAGATGGCTCAACCTCGGTAATGCTTCTTGAATCTACATCTCCCGCTGGGATCAAGCCATCCTTGATAAGCTCCTTGAGCCACTCAACAGCGAATGGCTCATATTCGTTGTAATAGTTCACTCGCAATCCTCTGAGCCATATGGAATGCCGACATAGTCATGCCCAGTAGCCTCCCACTGGGCACGTTGTTCGCAGATATCATTCTGGTAATCGCTCGAACTCCAGCCGTCAAGAACCATCAGAGTGAATGCGATGGTCAGAGCACCGCATCCCAGCATGTACATAAAATCTTTCATCAGTATGCCTCCTGCATTGGCATTGCCTTTTCTTCCCAGAGCGCCCAGATGCGATCCTCGTACCTGGTCAGCCTGCGCTCTGCATACTCTCGCAGCAGTTGGGCTTCGCGGCGATCAGCGCGTATCTGATCATCAAGGCATTTTTCTACCAGCTGCTTGATGCGTAGGCTGGCCAGCAAGTGATCGCCATCAATGGCCTCATAGTACACCGAGTCAGCGCCTTCGCTTTCCATCAAGGACTCCAGCACTTCATCCAGGACTTTATAGCTTGGATCGAACTCGCCGTATCGGATGATCTCGTCCAGGCTGTCAAAAATTATCGCGTTCAGTGATTTCATTTTCTTCTCCGTTTTTTCAAAAAAATCTGGGTTTCTTTTTACTCTCAAGCATCATTCCGTCCAGGAAGTTCCATAGCATGCTGCTGCGGCAGAATCGATTCGATTCTTTCCTTCCAGCAGGCAACTTGCAGCGATGCTTCGGGCAGGCTCGTGTTTTTGAGATTCCACTCCCAGCTAGCAAGCTGCTTTCGGGCATAGGCGATCTCCTTTGCCTGCCGCTCTCTTACAAGTTCTGCGATGGTAGTGTAGCCAATCATGTCTTGCTCGTTCATGTTTCGCTCCTTTTTGAGTAATTCTTTTATCAGAATGCTCGCTATTAGTAATGGTTGCGCCAGATGTTGCTTTGTTTCTACTGCCAAACCCGCAGTTAAGCGGGTCTGGGTTCGGTTGTGAGTTTTTGATTAGATCACCTCGACTTCGATTGATTTGATTGGCGATATTTTTAGGTACAACTGTTTAACGTCTGGCTTGCTGTTGTATGTGCAACGTGAGCTAAGTGCATTAGCTTTTCCGTTGCCGTTTACATACCTATCATAAACATTAACGAAAGGCTTCAAAAGGCCTGCTTTTTTGATCACCTCTTCAGTGCCATCAGCCAAGATTGCGATGTACTGGTACTTACCGTTTTTAAGTTGCTTAGCTTGAACCGCTTGGATGTTTGCTGGATTAGTCATTCGTTTTATCTCCGTTTGTGAGCCGCTTTGTGCCGCTCCATGTAGATCATTATCTACATCTGGGCCCAAAAGTAAACAGTTTTGATAACAAATTTCCTGTTTTTCGTTATTTTTGTACGATTTTTGTACAATTTCGTGGGATTCTGGCGTACAAAATGGCTGATTTTCCCAAATCCAGCATAATCCGCAGATCATTGTGGTGGCCCGTATCGTGGGCCTGACGGCAAGCGCCTGGCGTGAGAGATAGCGAGATGCCATCGCTTGCTGCAGGTGTTTTCCGGGAAACGGTCAAAACCCGATGCACCGCCTGCTGGCATTATTTTTGCGCCTGCTTTCGCTGCCAGTTCCGATAGGCAATCTGGCGGCTCAGGATAAAATTGACCACATCATCCTGGATTCGCAGCTGGTGATCTTCGCGCATATTCTTCGGCCAGACCCCGAATTTGGCCTTGTACTGGTGGCTGGCCCATCCTGGCTTGAAACCGGACTGCTTGGCGTACTTCATCAGATTGGCGTACCAGCGCTGCTTTTCTTCGGTGGAATACTGCTTCTTCCGGCCATTGCCGTTCAGCCTGACCAATAACTCATTGGTGCTTTCCAGGGCTTCCGTGATGCGGATCTCGTGCCCGCACTTACAGCGTAGTCCCTGCATGATCTGGCCGCAGCTTCGGCATTCATTGATGGCAGCTTCTTCCTTCTTGTCCTTCTTGACCTGGCTGCGCTCGCTAAAATGCTTTTCCTTGGTGTCCAGGTGGTGCGGCACAAGATACTCCATCATCCCGTGGCGCTGCACGTTCCCGGCATGATCAAGATAAATGGCATAATCCTTTCCAGGTGCTGTCCTGATGATTCTCCCTGCAGCCTGCTGATACCCGATCAGGCTCTTGGTCGGCTTGCAGTCGATCATGCAGCTGGTACTGGGTGAGTCGTACCCGACCGTCAGGAGCTTGGAACAGCTGAGAATCTTGAACTCCCCGGCATCATGGCCAGTGTATAGCCGGCGGCGCTCGCTTTCCTCGGTATAGCCATCGATGTGTTCGGCTGGGATTCCATGGCGGCGAAATTCATCCACCAGGAACTTGCTCTGCTTGATGGATGGGCAGAAGGCGATTGTCTGGCGATTCTCGCCGTGTTCCAGCCAGTTCCGTACAATGTCGCCGACAAGCCCAGTATCGGCGTCTGTGGCGGCTTCCAGGGCCTCTGGATCGTAATCTGAGCCACCTGTGGGCAGGGCTTTAGATTTGAGCTTAGAAACGTCCACAGAGCGCCCACCATAGTAATGCACCGGCGTCAGGTATTTTTGCTGGATCAGCTTCTCGGTAGTCGTTGGCACTACCAGGTCATGCCAGATCAGCCCCAAGCCTCGACTATACGGCGTTGCGCTCAATCCCACATATCTGGCCACATCGTAGCGGTCCATGATCTTGGTAATGGATTCATAGGCAGTATGGCATTCGTCAATGATCGCAAGATCATAGTCCGAGACATGCTTGCGCCGTGCAACCGTCTGGATGCTGGCGATCTGGCAGGGCTTGCTGGGATCAGTCAGTGGATGGTCGGCCTGCAGCACACCGTACTGGATACCGAATTTGTCGAAAGCCTGGAGCGTCTGGTCTATCAGCTTGATGCGATCTGCGAAGAAGATAACACGCTGGCCTTTGGCGATTGCTTCCTGTGCCATCCAAGCGCTGATGATGGTCTTGCCGAACCCACATGGCGCAGCCAGTAAAACCCGCTTTTTCCCTGCCCAGAATGACCGCCTGATCTGGTCAATCGCCTGTATCTGATGCTCCCGTAATTCAATGCTTTCTTTCATCGTTTCGCTCACTTTTATTACCGTTTTTGTTTACTTTTCACCATTCAGGCATACTTACCCATTTTCCCCTGCAAGAGCCCAGTGGTGCTACTGGCCTGTCCCCTGCAGCCGTCAAAAAATGACGGTAGGCAATAATGCCTCGGTACTCATTACTCCGCCCAGCCTCGCGCTGAGTCGTCCCTGCGTACTAGGCTGTCCCCGCGGGATGCCGTTCCGTACACCGCCTCACCAGACTTTGACCTTTCGGCTTGCAGTTGCCTGTTGTCATGGGTTAGGACAGAGCAGGACTATCGCTGGCTTAGTTACACGTTTCCGCAGCTGCAGTTTTATTAGGTCTGCGCCCGACCATCAGAGATTTTATCGGTCTTGATCTACCACCCCGGTGGTGGCGAGAATCGCTAACTTTTAGCGGATTTGGCCAGGTACTTGACCCAATTGGTAGGATAAAAGAAAATACGCACATCGGCGTACCGTCTTTTCTCTCTGTCATTTGGGTCGGTACACCAGGCGCTACAACGCCACCGACAGCCCAAGTATACAAAAATACTTGAGCGATAAAAAGCCCTGGCATCGCTCCGTCAGGGCTTTTTTTTGCGTACAAGTTGCTGATGCCGGACGTCCAGGGCCGTCATGATCTTGTTGCCTTTGGCCAGATATTCCTTGATGTCCTGCTCCAGCTTTTGCCGCAGCTCATCCTTCTTCTGCTGGCTTTGATTCGGCTTGACCGGGTCATTGATCGCCATATTTCGTCTCCATCTCAATCAGCTTGTCCAGGTAGTGCTTGGCCTTGCGCAGATCCTCAATGCCATTCTTATCTGGATAGCGACCGATATATTTTATGACATTACCGCGCAGGTAGCCTATAAACTCCCTGGGCGTGAACCATGCTTCCATCGCTTCCCATTGCTGGATTGACTTGGAACGGTAGTGCTCGCCGCCGATCTGCACGTCATCAGATTTTGTTGTAGACAATTTTCCGCACTTCATCAGGATGAACCCCTGTCATTTTGTAAATCTTCACTGGCTTGCGATCATCCTCAAAATATAGCGCCTTGATGTGCTTTTTCAGCTTTTCGGTTATCTTAATTTTTTTTGCCATTTTCTGCAGATCCTCTTGAGTCGTTGTAGATCGTTTTTGTTGTAATTCCTGGGACGGTTATCATTTTCGATAACTTCAACCTTCGCCAGCCCGATTCGATCAATCAGGCGCTTGCGGTATTCCACCACGTTGCCGCTGAGATACCTGTTGCACTTCTTGCATTGGCCATGCGCGTTCAGGTAATGAAAACGTAAATGAGGAGCGCTGCCGACACTACGATAGTGCCCGCAATCGTAACCGCCGCCAACTCCACCAGGTGATAGAATGGTGTCGCACGATATACAGCGCTTTCCGGCATCTCTGGCTCGTATGAGCGCATTGAATGCCTGCTGCGCTTCCTTTCGGTGATCTGATACCGTTTTCTGTTTGGCAAGCGTTTCACGCTTCTCGGCTTTGCGTTGCTTGTCATAGTTCTGCCTGCCAGCTTCGCTCCTGGAATACTCGATCAGATGCTCCATGCAGCAAAATGCCCGCAGCCTGCCAATCACAGCAGTTTCCGCAGGCACTTTCTTTCTGCATAGTGAACATCGCCTAGTTCGCATCGCCCTGGTGAGCAAGTAGCGTGATCAAATCTTCCATCGCATTCAAATCAGAGATATTCATCATGCGATTTTCGGCCAGCTGTACTTTTTTATCCATCGAGCCTTTTTCCTGCAGCCAGCTTACTTCATCACTCCAGAATCTATCCTTTGTGATCCATCCCCACAGCGTTGCGTCATAATCACTCACTCCCGCAAACACATAGATGTCGGTGCGCTGGAATTCTTGATATGTGGGAATGCGACAATGCCAATCTGGTTGCGGCTCGTAGTTACTATGTGCAGTCTTTACATCAATAAACAGGCTGTCCACCCGGAAATCAAAATCAGTTGACTCCATCGCCAGGTATTGAAAATCAAGTTGATTGTCGATCAGGTATCTTCCGAATACCATTTCACCCATTAACCCAACCACTTGAGACTTGCGGCCATTCGCAATCGTGCGCCCGTTCAGCGCCTCATCTCCGACTGCGCTGTCTGCAAAATCCCGCCAGTTCTGGCGTATCTTATACTTTATCATTCTGCGGCCACTCCGGTATTTTGATTCCAAATTTCTCGCCCATATGCCGAGCCAGCACTTCTTGCACTTTGGCATAGTCCTGGCGCTCAGCGTCCGCAGTTGATTCCTCGCCGATCACAGCTTTCTGCAATGGCTTCCAGAGATGCTCCTTGGCATTATCTCGCGTCCAGGGAATTTCTACGCCTTCCTTCAATACAGCCCGCATATCCAGCCCGGCTTCATTCAGGCAATCAGCCAGATGTTGTAGGAAAAGATGCAGTGCATTGTTTTGCTTTAATGTTCGCTGCTTCCCCGTAGTCCACTGGAAGGTGACATGCTTGTGCTGGTCGTATAGTTTTGCAACGTGCTTGATGAATTCTTTTTTCGTGAATTCAGAATTGACTACCCAGTGCTGCCCTTGCATTTGTCTCGCTCCACATAATCCGCAAAATCAGTGCCAACGCGCTCTGGCACATGAACCCGTACTCCAATCTCATTCGATAATCTCTTAGCCAGCGAATACGCTGCAGCCTGGCCTGTATAACTGGCATCGTTATCAGCAAAGATGTGTAAATCTTTCACCTCTGCCGGTGGATTGAATTTCTCCAACAATCCAGCAGTCGCCGCTGCCCAGCATGGCATGTTGTACAGCTTCATCACCGCCAGGGCAGTCTCGATGCCTTCGGCAATGCCCATCTCTGGATACACATCAGACAAGCGTATAGCGCCGCCGGTAACTGTGCCGCACTTTGGCATGATCTTCTTCGCTGCTGGGACTGGAGCCTTCTTGCCGTCTGGCGTCAGATAGGTAATGTGCAACGTCACTGCCTGCCCGTTGTTCCATAGCTGGCCCAGCATCGCAGGATACTTTCCAAGCAATGCCCCGGAATCGTAATACGGCAACCCTGGATGAAAATACAGGTGATGCGTATACGGGAGCCCACGATTGCGTAGGTATAAACGCATCGCGCTGATTTCCGCATCGGTGTCGCAGCCACGCATAATCTGCTGCAGTCGTTTGCGGTTCTTATCATAGTCTTGGTCAAGCGGTGTTTGCTTGCGAGCTGGTACATCGCCCACCAGAGCAAATATCTTCTTGGCGACTTCCTTCGCGCTCAGTCTGGTAATCAGCTGCGCGAGTTTCCATCCGTCACCTGCACCGCAGCAGTTGCAGTAGTACGTCCCATCGCCGCCTTTATCATCAAAACGGAAACGGTCTTTTCCACCGCAGATCGGGCATGGCCCGTGAATGTTTTTGAGATAGGTTTCATCAATACCGAGCGCAATCAGTAATCCATGCCATCGGCCCCTGGCCTTCAGCATGACATCACTCATTGTAGTCCCAGCCTTGATTTGAATACTTTGAAAGAAAGTCGCTGATTCGCTC